ACCGCGCCGTAGGTGCTGATTGCTTCAGAGGCTTGCACATACATCGCTTCGCCGCCATCGCTCAACAGCACTTTCGTGCCGGGAGTGAATTGGGCAGTCGATGAAGTATCGGTAAAGTTAGTGCCGATAACACCACTTACGCTGAAAGTAGGCATTTTTTATATCTCCTATTAAGCAATCAGCACGCCGCAGAACTGCGGGCCGCTGCTCGTCAAATTACCTGCCCAACCAATAAGCTTAACAATCATTCTGTTACTTTCAGCCTTTCGGCTTACTGACCTTTTCAGGCGGGGATGCCGCTTCGGACTTCCCTCCGAGCTTTCCTTTGTTATGGCTCGGTTCAGACTATCGCATCCGCTTTCGCGGCCCTCTCACTTAGTCGTTCACGCTGCTTTCGCTTGCGCCCTGTCGCCCGCTGCCGGGCTTCCAAGTCAATCAGAGAAGGTTTAAAGACGCCATTAGTGCAAAGTAGGTTTAGCGTCTTGGTTCACAGCTTGGCGTTCGCCACCGATAGGAACGAAGTTACGATCAGCGTGCGGACGGAACATCAGGTACTTGGTGTTCAGGAAGAACATATGGTTAGCGGTTGCAGAAGAACCGATACCACCGTCAAGCACCACGTCCGAAGCCATGCCAGCGCCAAAGTATTTCAGCGAGGCAAAGCCAGCACCGGCCATCGACGAACCGCTGTCGGTAATACGCTGAATCGACTGAAGCGATTGCAGGTACAAACGATAATAGTTATTATCTGCACAAATTAAATCAGGTTTATCCGTTCCACGAATCAACTGAACTGCAACGCTGTCCATGTACTGCTGAATGTTGCTTGCAGTAACAGCAGCACCGCCGTTAGTCACGCCGGAGAAAGACACCGAGCGCCAAAACGTCCAGGTCGCACGATCAATGCCGCCGTAAGTACCGGTGGCCGGGCTATCAGGCACAGCAGCGCCCAAGCCGGTCAGGTTCTTACCTGCGTTACCAGTGCCGTCAAGGTACAGGTCGCCGCTGATACGGTTGGCGATTTGAGCCTCGGCAACAGCCATACGGCCATCGAGCAAGTCGATAATCGCTTCCTTGCCGCTGTTCTGAATCATCTCAAGGCCGCTGATCGAAACTGCCGAAGCGTACTGAGTGATTGAGAACTGCGCCGCAGAGATCGGGCTGTTTTGGGACACGTTCAACACTTCATAGCCGCTATAGCTGTTGGTGTTGTTGGTGGCCGTGTCGTTGTACATAATCTCTTGCAAGATCACGTTACCGCCGGAGAAGGTCTTAACGTTTCCACGTTCCTTCAGTCGGCGCAACAGGGCGTTGTTGTTTGTTACGTTGTCAGCGAGTTCACCAGTACGACTTTGGATGTTGGTCGCAATGATATCGCTGATAGCACTATTGGCGAAAGCCATTATGTTCTCCTATCAGTTTTTAAAGTCGATCCGCTACGCTGTCAAATTGTTCAGCAAGCATTGATCGTCGATCTTGCGCTTTGGTAGCCGTTGTCGCACCGGGTGCGGCGCTTCTGACACTAACCGCTGCTGCTCTAGCCTTCTTCGCAGCTTGATTCGCTACGACCTTTTGCTGAGTTTCAGCTTGGGCTTGTCGGCTCTGCTGAACTTGCTGATAAAGGTTGTCGTCTAGGCGTATTGCTTTCTCGTATGCTTCTTCCAATGTAGCCGCCACACCGCTTTGCAGCAGCGAAATCATTGTCGGTCGCGCTTCCTCGAAATGCTCAGCCTTCATCGCGAAACTGTTGATCTCGCCTAACAAAGACTGATTCTGCACTTGCTCTTGTTGCTCTTTCCAACTCATCACCTCGCCACGAACTCGATTTAGTTCTTGTTGAAGTGCTGAGATATTTGGGTCAAACGGTTGTTGTTGCAACTCGCCGCCCAAAGTCACACCGTACTGCTGTGCGAGACGCATAAAAAGTTGTTGCTTTTGCTGCGGGTCGCTAAAACGTAGTGCGTGATCGGCTTCCATCAAAGCCTTGACTGCTTGCGTAGGCTCAATGTTCAGCCCGCGAATGGTGTCCATGTACGGATTCAGCACCTCTTGGAACTGATCCGCAAGCCTTGCTTTTTCCATCAGGGGCTGAACCCCTGCCTTCATCTGTTCTTCGCGCTGCCAGGCGTATTCTTTCAGCCTATCGTCAGCAGTCTGCCAAGCGTCGTGATAATCCTTTTTCCATGACGCGGGAGGACGCTTCCACACCGGTTCTTCAACAGGCTGTTCTGCCTGCTGCATCATTGTCTGTTCGGGTTCTTTCGCCGCAAACTTACCTTGCTCGTCGCGGGGCACATCTTCGCGGGCAGTCTCGCCTGCGGGTGCGATTTCAACTTGGTCAAACTGTTCCAGCAGCTTTTCTCTGCGGGTATCTTCTACGGGTGCAATAGCGTTCAGATCGGACATTTATCTCTCCCTGTGGGGGTTGCGGGTAAATCGTGCGTCGTCGCGCAGTTTGTTCAAAATCCTGTTTGCTTCTGCGTGCGTAACATTTGACAGTTGCTGCCTCAAGACTTCCCTGCGGTTATCTTTAACAGGCGCAACTTTCGTTTCCATTTTCTCGTTGCCGACTTCGATGCAGCCATGCGCTTGCAGGTGTTCCCTATGGCGGCTGCGGCTCGTAATCATCGAACCGTCAATCATTGACTGATAAGGCTGAATGTCCGGCATCACATGATGCACAGCAGTCGGTTGGTACTCGCCAACTTCTATCGCCTCACCATCAACATAAATCCAGCGTTTTCTCATAGAAGTAACAGAATTTCCTCGTCGTCGTTTTCAACGTGCTGATGCCATATCTGTTCAGCATTCTTAAGATCAGCAATCAATTTATCAAAATTAAGATTACTTGTCAAAATCTGTTGTTTGGTTATGTAATTCAGCGGCTCAACAACTTCGGGGATATCTTCCTTGCCCTCAACAATTCTTTCATACAGGGCGAGAACTTCCCGGCGACGCTCCTCCCGTACCGCCTTCTCTCTTGCAAAGCGATCTTTCAGCTTGTCGCCGTCATGGGTATCAAGGTCGATCAGCGTGGGAACGTAATCCCACGTTGCTTCGTCCCAAGTACCGGTGTCCCAACCCCCGTTCATGTTGCGATTTCAACTCCAACCGCTTTGCCATCAGGCCCACGGATGATACGTTTCGGTGCAGCCATGACATTCAGCAGATTGTCAATCTTGCCCGCAGTCTGATCGTGCAGCATCGCCATATCCTGCTGCAACTTTTCGACGTTTTGCAGCGCCATCTGCACGCCGTTACCTAGCTCAGCAGTCATGCGCTCAGCCGAAGCGTTTGCAGCCTCAACTAGCGGGATATCAACGCCAGGGTTAGCCCCAATCCTTGCTACGGTAACTTTTGTTGCTGCATCAAGCTCAGTTTTCCAGCGGTTGTATTGTTCTTCCATCTCGGCTTTTTGACGGTCAAACTCCAGTTTCTGCGCGTCCATCTGCGCCCGCATCTGCTCAACTTCGACTTCGCGTTGCGTCTTAGCCTGTTCAAGCTGCAACTTTGCTTGATCCATTTGCATCTGCGCTTGCAACTTTGCTTGCTCAATCTGCATCTGAGCCTGCATCTTGGCCTGTTCAAGCTGCCCGTCTGCTTGCATCTTGCCTTGCGCCATTTGCTGTTCAGCTTGCATTTTGAGCATCTCAGGGTCAGGTTGCGGCTCGACTGGGGGCTTGTTAACCAGTTTGTTGATCGACTGATCGATAGCGCCCTCAATCTGCCTCGCACCCTTAAATGCACCCACTCCGAACTTAAGCAGTTCGCCAATCATCGGGATCATTTCCGGTGCTTGCTGGCCCAACGGCAATGCTTCGCGCAAGAACGAACCAAACGCTTGCAGGAACTCGCCGCGCTCTTGCTTCATCTTTTGCTCGTCAAGCTGAACAAGAGAATCCGCAGCCACTTCAATTCGGAAGTTACGCAACGGCTTGTCTTTCAGCAATGCAAGCGCCTGGGGGATTAGCTGCTGATCTTCAGGCTGCAACTGATTTGCTGCCGCATATTGCAGAATCGTCTCGGGCTGGAACTTGGTGCAAATGACCTGCGCCTTGAGCCTGAGAAGCCCCGTAGCGAACAGCGCCACATCCTCCTGCATTGAGCGCAGACGGATTGAGGCGTATTGCCCCTTGATCTGCTGTGCTGTGGCCGTCTCGGACGCAAAAGACGATCCTCGGATAATGTCCGAAAGACCTGTGATTTCATAGATTTGGTTCTTGATCTCAGTCCGCGCCTGATAGCATTGAATGAGCGTCTGAGCAATCATGTCGATTGGCAAGAAGTCGATAGCACCCTTCAAGCCACCTTTCTCACCAAACGCCAGCCAAGTGTCAACAGGCAGTAGAGCGTTGTTCTCGCCCTCGGTCATCAGTCGCTGCAATGCGGGCTGTGACGCGTCATAAACGCCCCTAACGCGCAAAGCCTTGACCAAGCCATCTATCCTATCGGACAGGATATCAAGCTCGTTAGCCTGATCCTGATACAGCACAAAGTCAGCCACCGGCACAAGGGTGTCGCTCGTCATCGTTGCGTACAACGGACGCGGGCAGGGGAAGAATCCTTCTAGCTCTAGCGGGTCGTCGCGCTCGTCAATGATGTTGGGCATTGACTTGCTGAACCAATAGACCTTGCCCGTTTCCTTGTCCCAGTATTCACAAATCTTTGCGCGGGTGTGTTCTTTCGTGCTTTGGCCGTACTGTTTGAGGGTGTCAGGGCCTGCATCGAAAGGAATCTTGTTGCCGACTTCCTCGCCAAAACGCTCAATCAGCGCCTCGCGGGTCATGTATACCCAACGCCAAACAGCGGGTACTTCTTCCCATGTGCGAGCGACTGCATGGCCAAAGTCTTTCCAATGCACATAGTCAACGGGAGCGCATTCGTACTCGATTTGCTCCATTGGTTCTTCACCGGCTAGGGCTTGATTTCCGGCTTCCGGCTCGTCTATGTCCTCGGTAACTTCTAGCCCGTCCTCGGGCATGTCAATCGCTTGAACGTGCGGTTCATAGCGCACCCAAGACGTGCCACGCCCGCCAAGGAAACGATCCTCGACGCAATGCTTCATCGTGCTGCGAAAGTCAGGGTAATGCTCGATCTCAAAATCCAGCGCCCGCTCTATCAGCAGGGAGGCTACCCGTCCCACTTGGTCGTTATCTCCAAAGCGACGCGACACATCAGCCTTGGGCAGACGCGCATACACCGCAGGGATCAGCGTCTGAACGTTGCTCCACAGGATGTTGAACTTGGCAGTCTCGTTCGTGTTTTGGCTGCGGTTATCGTCGCGGTAACGCTTGATGATCTTCTGAGCGCGGGCTTCCCACTTCTTAAAGTCGTTGTCGTAGGCTGCAACGTTGTGCATCAGCTTCTGCAAGCCTGTGCTTTGATCTTCCATGTTTATCGCCTAATGATTAGTTCGTTAATTGGCACGTCATAAGATCGTTCGGGAAACTCTGCTCGGCGTTGTTCGTCTGTTAGGTTTCTGCGCTTTTGGGTGGCTCTAGCTTCGGCTTCACCGGCAAGGCGGCGGTAAGATTCCAAAGGATTTTTTGCTAGTTTTTCTGCTTCTCTAGCCGCATCCCTTGCAATGTCCAATTCTTTACCTGTTCCTACTCTTTCTAATGCAGCAAACGCACCCGCTTCGGGCTTTCTGCCAAACAATACTTCAAATCTTTTTAACGCTTCAAGTTGGCTAAGATTTGATGCCCGCATTGTTTTGTCAAGAATTGCAGCATCTTGTAATGCTTTGGAACTAAAGTCTATTGATTGCCGAAACATCTCAGGATTGCCGCCCCTTGCAAATCCTTCTTTCTGTTGAATTGCGTGCTGTATTTCATGCAATGCGGTACTGCGTTGCGTCAGTGAACTAGGGCCGGATGCTTCAAGTTCGTTTCTTAACGGACTAAATGATCCTTTCGGTTGTTCCATTGCAGTAACAGTTGTTTTGATTCTGCCTAATTCGGGATAAGCTCGATACAACGATTCATGGGTCAATGCTTCACTTAACGGATCGTTGTAAAAGTGTTTAGACATTATGTCGCTATGCACTTTCTCTGTCATTCGCGAGCCTGCGTCATTTATTTCTTGTCGCCATGCTGAATCCGGTGCTTTCCAGTTACCGGTTTCTTGCCATATTGCTTGCGGAGTCGCGCCTGCTTGCTCCATTTGTAACGCGCGTGCATTGGTTTCTGAATTCCAACTTTTAGCTTTTGGGCCGATGAAAGTTGCTGCGATTTCTGCCGCCCTATCAATGTTTCTTTGTTTTACATCTTCGGGAACGCCAAACACCGAACCACGCCAAAAGTTAGCGCGGGCTAAATCGTTTACAGCATTGACAGGTTCGGCTGATCCGTAGCTTGAACCTGTGCCTAGTGCCTTCAATGCGCCAACTAACCTGCTCGGAACTTTGGCAAGTTGTTGCGCCATCGTTGGCGGTGCAGCCGTAGCGCCTTGATACGCTAATGCCGCCGCTAAGCGTTCTTGTTCAGTCACGATTGCGCTCCGAGATCGCACTAGCCTTTGCGCGAGCATCCTTTTTACTGGACGCACCCCACGCCTTCAACGCCAATGCCAATCGAGTAGGTTTGCCGTTCTTTTCCATCGGGCCAGGCATATTGCCCATGCGTGCCAAGAATGACGCTCGACGCGGGTTATCGCCTGCCTTGACCGGTGGCTTTAGCGTCCCGCCCGTTTCAGCTTTGTACGAGGCTCGTCCCTTGGCATTCAGACCGCCCTCGGGATTCTTGCCTTCGCTACGCGTCCATGCTGCGCTCATTTTTTCTCCGGCTTTGCAGTCTTAGCTGATTCGCGGAAGTCCTTAGCAGTCGGCGCACCGGGATCGCCAGGCTTACGCATACGCTCGCCCGAACCGGCTTTGATCCGTTCCTGCTTCGCTAGGATATTGGCGTACAACCCGGCTTTGTTCATGCTGTGAAGATTCCAACAGCAATGACAGACACGCCGCTACCAGTCGTAATTTTCCACGGGCCGGTCGCTGCTGCCATGTTGAGTTCAAGGCTATACGTTCCAACGGGAGTCGTTGCGCCAGTAATGACAATGCTTGTCGATCCGTCAATCAGCGTGACGTTAGATGCAGTTGCGTTCGCAGCCACTACGATCAAACGGTGAACGTAATCACCGACTGCACCAGTCCCACCCAATACTTGCGCTGTTTGACTAGCTGCTACAGTTTCATACGCATAACGATACGGGTTAGCTACGCCACTCATATTCTTGATCCTTTTTGTTTAACAGTCGCCCACATATCGTTGAGCGTTACTGTGTTCATCGGGCCTACCATCAAAGGCTTGTCTCTATCCGGCGCTTTGACTGCCGGTTCTTGCCTCCACGCAATCGCCATCATACGAAAAGCGTCTGCGGGGTGGCTAGTCCAATCATGTCTTGGGGTCTGTCTGAAAGCCTT